CGATTAAAGGCGTAAAGGCGTTCGTTAAATCAGGAGACCGGAAAAGCGAATTAACGGACGGAAAGTTGGTGGTAGATTTGGAAAATAAATGCCTTATTTACGGCAAGAAAAAAATAGAGTTGGAGCCTGTAGAAAAAGAGAAAAGTTTACATTTTCTTTGGGTACAAATATTTAGCAGTGATGGAAACACAACATTGTCTGGTAACATGCTAGCGTACAAAAAGAAAGCCAAGAAAAAGAAACAAGGTAGTAGTCTTCTATAGGCCTTTTCAATCCCCCTAGGGTATCGGACACCTAGGGGGTTGTTTTTTGAGGGCGTGGGCGTTTTTTATCAAACCTCTCATATGAAATCTTCTTATACAAATTGCATAAAACCTCTCATATCAAATTCTCATATCAAACCTCTTATACGAATTATATAAACTCCTCATATAAACTGTAAAAATGGGAGTGAAAATATTTTCAATCACGAGTGAAAACGTTTTCATTCTTAAGGTGAAAATATTTTCAGTTACGAAATGAAAGTGAAAATATTTTCAATTAGAAGTGGTTGTGCTCCCCGAAATTCGCTATTGAAAATGTTTTCAGTTCGTTGAAATATTTTTCTTGACTTTAATATAATGTGTGTTATATTATTGTTAAAAAATAAAAAGGAGGTACTGATGGAAAAGTACAAAAAGAAACCAGTAATAGTAAAAGCGGAAAAGTGGGTAGGGGAGTTTACGCCCGAACTTTTGGAAGCATTGAAAGCGAGGGACCGTCGGTTTGCTAAAGCTGATAATGGAGATTTGATAATCTCGACTTCGGGAGGCACTATGCGAGCAACTAAAGGTGATTATATTGTTTTTGGTGTCAATGGCGAGCTTTATCCCTGCAAGCCTGATATTTTTATGAAAATCTATGAGAGAATTGACGAGCCGCCCGAAAGTTGGAGAGTGGCTATTGTTCTAAGGAAAGACTCGAATGAGTGTGGTTTCAGATACCGCATTTTGAGACCTCAGTATTACAGTAAAAAGTATTATTGTAGTAAGCTCAGCAGCATTCAGGAATGCACATATGAGAATTGTCCATTTAAGTTATAAAATGCAAGATGAAAGGAGGTGTTTAGGTGAGAGAATTGGAAAATAAAGCACTAATTAAAAGAAAGGAGAAAGAAATGGCATGGTTATGTCTCAAACCAATGAAAGAGTTTTTGATAGGTAAGACCATCAAAGAGGTTAACACTGATAAATGGCCTGAAGCAGTCCTCGTTTTTACCGATAACACGGCCATAGAGTTGAAACCCTGTATTGATATTAAAAATTCGCTTGTTCCTACAGAAGGAAGTATACGTATATCTCCGTACATTGTGGCGACACTGTTAAAGCTGGAAAATGGGAAGCCTAAAATTATCCAACTAAAAATAGATTGAAAAGAAAGGATGTGCTATGAGAGGAAAGAAAGCAAAAGAGTTGAGGAGGAAAGTATATGGGGATTTTTCTATTAGGGAGAAGATGTATAAGGTGGCCCCAGGGGGGCAGAGAGTATGTGTAGGTCGCAGAGGGGAATATTTGAAGGCGAAAAAATTTATGTACGCTGCCCGAAGAGAGGGGACAAAGGACTGATACCAATTGGAGCATGTAAATCATGCTCTATATATAATAGGTATGTCGCCGCCCTCGAAACCAATGGAATTGAATTAGAAATGGAGGTAGAAACATGGAAGTGCGGTTCAAAGTCTTCGTAAAGGAAGAAGAATATGGGCACAGTTTAATGATAGGAGAATACAGTACGTGCCCTACTTGTAATCATAGAAGTTTGAGGAGGCATGTAAGGATAAACCTTCCTGCTATTGAAGTTACGAAACAAGATTTACTGGAAAAGTTTGAAACTGTAGTAAAGTTTTTGAATATGAAGGAGAGTAAAGATGGAAATAGTTCATGTTGATTTGCAAGAAGCCACGGAAAGGTATCAGAACGATGTGGAATTTCATTATATGGTAAGCGCCATTGCTAAAAGTATGTTGTCTGGGAGGATGACGCCCCAGGACATACTTGCTGGGTTTTTATTGGCTGTTCAGTTGGTAGGCACGCTAAAGGAAAAAGACCCTATAAATAATTAGGAGGGGGTATGTTTTTTGTTATATCTTTTGGTTTATTGTTTATATCTGTTTATTTCTTAATAAGAAGTGAGATAGTTTTTATGATAAAAACTCGTGCGTTGATTATGGCTGGCTCGTTGGCTAGACAGGCTATTGACTGTGGAGATCTTAATTGGGCTAGATATTATCGTATGTATGATGAGAAATCATATATCCGACTTTTATTTGGTTTTTGTTGGACGGTTAAACAAGCTTATCCCCAATTATATAAGGAGTATGGGGTGCTGCTACATGGATAGTAAGATAGTAAAGAAGGGCAATTGGGTATGAAAACATCAGTGAAAGTCAAACATAATGATGAAGACGTTGAATTTGAAGTTATTGCTGATACTGAAAAGATTAAAATCGTCTTTCCAGACAAGGAAACTCCAATTTACCTCCAAGATGGAGACAGATTGGACGTTTTATTAACAAGAGATCGAAGGAGTAAGGAAGAAATAGCTGAGCAGTAAAAAAGGAGAGATAAGTTATGAAATGTTTTTACCATTCAAGTGATTTAGACGGTCATTGTTCAGGCGCAATCGTTAAATTTCATTACCCTGAGTGCGAAATGTGGCCTATTGACTACGGGGCTAGATTTCCTATAGACAAGATCAAAGAAGGTGGAACGGTTTATATGGTGGATTTTACTTTACAGCCTTTTGACCAAATGGTTGAGCTAGCTGAGAAATGTAAGCTCATCTGGATTGACCACCACAAGACCGCTTTGGAAGAAGCAGAGAAGAGAGGTTTTGTTGTACGTGGCCTGAGGCGTATAGGTATAGGGGCATGCTCTTTGACTTGGGAATTTATAAATTCACATTTGCCTATACCTAAACCTGTAAAACTTCTTGCCAAATACGATGTTTGGGACCATAGCGATCCTGACACCTTGCCTTTCCAGTACGGCATGAGACTGAGAGAGACCGATCCTGCCACAGAAGAAGGGATGAAGTTGTGGGGGCAATTGTTTAGCAGTTCGTTTTTCGCTTTTGACAAGATTTTGGAGGAAGGCAAGGTTATTCTCAAATACCAAAAACAGATAGACACCAAATATTGCGCTAGGCATGCTTACCCTGCTGTTTTTGAGGGCTACAAAGCCCTTGTGCTGAACAGAGGCATTGTCAATAGCATGACGTTTGAAAATGCCCCAGGCGCAAAAGATGCGGACATTTTTGTAACCTATGTATTCAGTGGTAAAAATTGGATAGTTTCTTTGTATGCCAATAAACCTGACATAGATGTTAGCAGAATAGCCAAGAAGTACGGCGGTGGTGGTCATAAGGGAGCAGCAGGTTTCACCTGTTTGGATAAACAATTTCCACCTGAATTGAAAGGAGAGAATAGTCATGGCAATTGATTTAAGACCAGAGGTTAAGTGGTTTGCGGAAGTAATGGAATCCAAGCTGCGTAAATATGACAATGAAAAAGGCATTAGTGGATGGAAAGAGGAGTCTCGTTTGTGGTTGTACGCCCGCTTGGTTCAAGAGCTACTCGAACTACATGAAGCTCTTACTGAAGAGATTCCACTGGAAGAAAATATACTAGAAGAATGTGCGGATGTAGCAAATGTGGCAATGATGATTGCTGATAAAGGAAGAGAAAAGGAGGAATGATGGATTTATACAAAGAAAGAGCTGCACTTAAATCTCTTCTAACTAATTGTATATTTAGATTTGACGGAATTAAGCTGTCATCAGGGAAGACCAGCCGCTATTATGTAGATGTTAGGGCGGTAACCACACTTCCTGAAGGTGCAAAGTTGGCAGCTAAAATTATGGGAAAAATGATTGGTCCTGTTGATGCTGTGGGCGGGCCAATACTTGGGGCAGTTCCTATTTTGGGAGCGCTCGCAGCTTTAGAAAACTATCGTACTTTTATAGTTAGAAAAGAACCTAAAAAACATGGGCTTGGTAAATGGATTGAAGGATGTCTTGGAAAGAAAGTAGCAATTATTGATGATGTTGCAACTACAGGGCGTTCTTTAATAAGGGCAATCCAAATAATTAATGACCTGTCTCCTTGGACAGAAATAACTAAAGTCGTAGTTCTTGTTGATCGTCAAGAAGGAGCGCAAAAGAAACTTGCTAAACATGGCTATCAGTTAATGAGTGTTTTCCAGATGGACGAGCTTTTAAAAGTGAAAACGTTTTCACTGGAGGAAAGGAGTAAATAATGCCTGAATTAAAAAAGATAGTTTTATCTACTGGGAAACTTGAGGCTACGTTTGATGATATAGAAAAAATAGATCGTAGGATGGGAATTTTGCGCATTGATTATTCTCTTTATGCAAAGGGCGCCGCTGTTATTGGAGAAATCTTTCATAAACTAAAGATAGTACCTATTCAGGTCAATACTAATTTGGCTACGAATGAAGTCTTTGTTTATTTCATTTGTCCTCATTTAAGTGTCGTTCCTTTGGGAATGCGCCCGCCAATTTTTGTACTTGAATTTCATAGAGACGATAATGGCATTATAACAGACGTAAAATTAGTAGAAACGGAGGATTACTATGGAACACCGAATTGAAATAGTAATGGATATTGAAGGAAATGCAGTAACAGTTAGGCCGTCACCAGGACTGCCTGGGCATTCTTTGTTCTATAAAGGTCTTGGGAAAATGGCATTGATTCATGCTAAAAAGAATTTAGATTATGGAGATGGAGACCCTTTAGGTAATTTCAAATTTTCTGAGGAAGTGACTGGGGTTCCTGCTTGGAAAGGCGCTTTGGTTCGACTTACGGACAAGTGGGGGCGAATTAAATCCCTTGTCAAGCGGGGCAAGGCTTATGTAACTGATGAAAGCTTAGAAGATACTCTACTCGACAATGCAGTTTATAGTTTATTGATTCTTGCTTTGTACGGGGAGGATTCTGTTGAAGACGGATATTCTAAAGTTTGCGAATGAAATGGAACGAGTGTTTTACCAGAATAATGATTGGGGTTATATAGATCGCTCTGATTTATTACTTCGATTAAAAATCGAGGTAGACAACCTGGTAGAAACTATCATTAGTGGTAATTCAAAGAGGCTTGTTACGAATTGTTGTAATATAGCTTTGTATGCCATGTTATTAGCAAAGGAGGATTGGGATGATAGATTGGGAAGGAATGGCGATTAAGCATGGGTTTAATACACCAAAAGAACTTTTGGAGCATCTTTACTGGGATAAAAAGCTATCAACATTAGAAATAGCAGATAAATTAATTGTGTCAAATACATCAGTCTGGACCGCTCTTGTAAAGTACGGGATACCCACAAGAAGCCGAGCTAAGATAAGGTCGGGGCCTGGATGCCCCAAATGTTCTATAGGAAATTCAAAAGTGAGACATTCTGTCAGAACTAAGTCGGGCGTAATCAGGCATAGAATTTGTAACTCTTGCGGGACTAAATTTACAACAAAAGAAGTGGTTATAAACGATGAAGCTGAACTTTCTGGAACTGATAGTTAACGATATATTAGCCGCTGCCAAAGCTAGGGAAAGTAGTGACGAGGTGGCGGCTATTCATGGAGTATGGATGGAAATAGGTAGAATGCTGGGCAAAGAAATAAGACGCATTAGAGAAAAGGAGCGTACTGATGAATCTCTTAGATCGGATTGAAGCAATTTGGACTGGCAACAAAAAACTACAGCTACCTCATCTTGATGCTTTTTTAATAGAAGAAGAGGACAATTGTTCTGTTTCTTTAGAAACAGAGAAGCAGTATAGAATTGGGGTTAGTTATTACTGGTCGGTTTACTGCCAACCTTCTGAATTAAATCATATGATTAAAAGAGTGAGGGACGAACTTAAACATGTTCTATATTCTGATTTCATAAAAGATTTGTACGAATTGCGGCGGGCCATTGCTTATGAAAACAAAAAGAAGAGTTTAGATTTGATAGATCAATTGTTTAACAAAATTCAGTGAGGGATAAAAGTGAAAACGTTTTCAGAAACTAAAATGCCGTTTGGAAAATACAGGGGTATTTCTATAGCGTTAATAAATACAGGTTATTTGTCTTGGTTACTTGGCCAGGATTGGTTTTTGGAGGCTTATGACGATTTGGCTTCTAATATAGAAAAGGAATTAGTCTGGAGGGACCAATGGAATCTTCATTTTTATAAAGACAAAGTAAAACCTTATGGAGGAAACCAATGAAAGTTGATTGGGACGAATTAGCTAAAAAACATGGCTTTGATAATATTAGAGACTTGATAATTGATTTATATTATCGCCAGAGCAAGAGTATACAAGATTTACATTCTTTATTGGGGGTTAGCCGAGGCTCGTTATATAGTTGCTTAAATCAGCTTAATCTCCCTTCTAAAGGTCGTGCTCTGGCTAGATATGTTGCTGGGCCTCCGTGCCCTAAGTGCGGAGCCACGAAAGCTAGGATTATCTATTCTAAAGGCTTTAGCTTCGGCCATAGAAGGATCAAGGTCTGTAAAGAGTGCGGTAACAAGTTTGTCACCATTGAGCGTGTAAAAGAGTAGACATTTATTGTATATTTGGTATAATCCGTGGTACTTAGTTACTCGGAGATTATACCAAATGCTAGAAGAAACTTTTTCTCTTATAAAGAAGTTTGAGCCTTTACGGAAGTTTCCAAGCAGAAATAAAATTGGATTGTTAAGAATTGGGTATGATCATCCGCTTAGCCTTACTCAAAGTGAGGCTAATTTTTTGCTCAAAGAAGACATTTCAGCCATAATTCGTTTTCTCGAACAAGAGAACCTTCCGATTAATCCTGGCCTTATTTCCCTTATTCATCAAATTGGTATAGTTACATTTAAGAGGTCCAAACTAAGAAAGGCTTTGGAGTCTGGAAATTTTGAGGCTGTCAAAAGCTTTTTTATGTCTTGGTCTAAAATTGACGGTGTTTCTGACCCAGAATTATATGAAAGGCGGAAAGAGGAGTTACTCTATTTAAGGTTAGAGGAGTAGTTGGTGAAAGTACAAAAAGTTTATAACTTTGATGACGTGCCAACTGTCCGAAAGTTCTATCTATCTGACAAGAAAATACGTGCCATAATAGGGCCTTATGGTTCTGGCAAATCTAGCGGGTGTGTTATTACTTTATTGAAGGTTGCTTCCGAGCAACAACCTGACCCCGAAGGGGTTCGTTACACACGATTTGTTATAATAAGAAATTGTTATTCGGACGATACCGAAATTTTGACTGAACAACGGGGATGGGTCTTATTTAAAGACCTTCTTTCAGAGGACAAGGTTGCTCAATATAATCCTTCAACAGATAGATTAGAATTTGTTTATCCTATTTATTATTATTGCGCTCCTTATGAAGGAAGAATGATCGGTGTTCGTTCTGATGAGATTGATTTTCTTGTAACTCCAGATCATAAATTGTTTGTTCGCACAAAAGATGCAGAAAATTATAGTTTAGTATTTGCAAAAGATTGTTTTGGCACTTTTACACGATTTATGTGCTCTCCAGAAAAAGAAGTAGCAATAAATCCTTCTCAATGGCGTGCGCAGTTTTATAAAGGTTTTGTATATTGTGTAGAAGTTCCGAGTCACGTTGTTCTGGTTCGGAGAAATGGAAAACCAGTATTATGTTCTCAAACTTATAGACAACTGAAGGACACTACTAAGAAAACTATAGATGAATGGTTGTCGTTCGCAGAGTGGAAAGAGTCCGAGCATTCTTACACCATTCATGTCCAAAAGGAAGACGGGACTATAATCCATTCTGAGTGGTTGCTTAGAGCCTTAGATCGTCCTGAGCACATTGCTAATTTGCTGTCTTTAGAGGTTACTGCTGGGTGGATAAACGAGGCACGAGAGATACCCAAAGAAATATTTGATAATTTAGAGTCCAGGCTGAGATACCCTCCTACTATTCGTGATTCTGAAGGCAATGTTATTTATGGCCCTACTTGGTCTGGTATTTTATTGGATACCAACCCGCCTGATACTGATCATTGGTTTTATAAATACTTTGAAGAGGATAGACCAGAAAAGGCGGAAATATTCCACCAACCGTCTGGGTTATCTCCTGAAGCTGAAAATATTAATAATTTGCCTCAGAATTATTATGAAGACTTGGTAACAGGTAAAGACCCCGAATGGATTGATATTTATGTGCATGGCAAATATGGGTCCCTGAGAGAAGGGATGCCCGTTTTTACGCTGTACAATGACAAAGTTCATTGTGCTAAAGAGCCGTTGGCCCCGCTTCCAGGTATGAATACTTTAATAATAGGTATGGATTTTGGGCTTACTCCTGCTGCTGTTATTACCCAACAACCCCCAGGCAGGCTATTGGTTCTTGATGAAGTGGTTGTGTTTGAGCCGATTGATATTGGCGAGTTTACTAGAATGTTCCTATTGCCTTTCCTTTCCTCTGAGAAATACAAATTTAAGCATTATATTATAATAGGTGACCCTGCGGGGCGAGGGACATCCCAAACAGACGGACGTACTTGCTTTCAGGTACTTAATCAATTAGGGATACGAGCATATCCTGCGTTTTCCAATTCTATCCAGTTAAGAATCAATGCAGTAAACCAATATCTATCTCGTATTGACCCTTCTTCTGGGGAGGAAGCTCGGCCTGCGTTTTTGCTATCTCCTACTTGTATTACTTTAAGAAAAGCCTTGAAGACAAAGTATAAATTGAAGAAAATAAGCATAGGCGGGGAGCGGTATGCTACTGCGCCTGTTAAAGATAAATACTCCCATGTGGCGGATGCTCTTCAATATGCGGCGTTGGGCCATACAATTAATAGTATAAATACTAGAACAGATTTGCCAGTCAGGGATTCGTCTCCTACAAGACTGGCTGGAACGGGTTATTACTAAGGAGTTAAATAATGGTATCCTTTGTACCTGTTAAAGATATGTCTTCTGCGCTCCTTCCAGAAGAACCATTTACCGAAATGGTGGAGCTTAAAACCCAAGATCAATATGTATTGTCTAATTTGTCTAATTATGTTTTAAGTAAATTTGAGGAAGCCAGAAGAGCCAAAGTTGGAATAGAAGAGAGATTAATAGACTGCCTACAACGCTTCAAGTCCGAGTATTCCCCCCAGAAATTACAGGAAATTAAATCCATAGACGCTCCTCCTATTTATATTCCTCTTACTTCTATAAAGGTGCGAGCCTTGACAGCTTGGCTAGTTGACGTTCTCTTTCAAACTCCTGACCTTCCTTATGACATAACTCCTACTCCTATTCCAGAATTACCTTTAGAAGTTCAACATGCTTTGGCACGAAGAGTATACGATACCATTATGCCGATGGTGGAATTGTTGCCTTTTAACGAGCTGCAATCTATGGCCCTCGACGCTAAGAACTTGGCTGAAAAGGAAATTAAAATAGAAATAGATAAATGGTCTAAAAAGTTGGCCGAAGGATTCAAGAAAAAATTAGACGATGTATTTATTGAAGGAGGACTTCCCGAAGCTCTTTCTGCGATGTGCGTAGACATTGCAATCTTTCCTACTGCTATAATTAAAGGTGGAATTCTGAGGAAAGAGAAAGGATATGTGAGGACTAAATATGGGTTGGAGCCAAAGAACAAAGTAATCTATACCTTTAATAGAGTATCTCCTTTTAACGCATATCCTGCTCCTTATTCCAGTGGCTTTGAAAATTATTTTATAGAAGTCGTGCCCCTCTTACCTAACGATCTTTATGATATGATCGGGATGCCAGGGTATAATTCTAAAATACTTACAGAGGTATTAGATAGGTATGAGCACGGATATAAATTTCACCATATGAACTATGGGTTGGATAAGGAAGCGCTGGAAGGCAATGAATTTGCCTCTTCTTCGGATTATGAATATATCGACGTGTTGGAATTTTGGGGGCCAGTCAAAGGCTCTTTATTAAAAGATTTTGGTATAAGTGTTCCGAGCAGTAACGCTTACTATGAAGCTACGGTATGGGTAATTGAGGATTATGTAATCAAAGCAGTTTTGAATGAAAATCCTTTGGGGCTTAAACCCTACGCAAAAGCTTCTTTTATAGATATTCCCGATTCTTTTTGGGGGCAGGCTCTGCCAGAAGTATTGGCTCCTATTCAAGATTCTGTTAATGCTTTTGCCAGGTCTGTAGTAGTTAACGCTGCTATGTCTTCGGGGCCTATGGTAGAGCGCAACATAGATAGAGTCGATCCGAGTCAGCCTAAGATGATTATTCCCTGGCATATGTATGATGCTCATGACTCCGCTCTTAACTCCGCTCCTGCATACCGATTCTTTCAGCCTCAACTGACCGCAGATCGTTTGTCTACTGTTATGGCCTATTATCTAAAGTTGGCTGATGAGACTTGCGGCATTCCCAGCTATGCTCATGGTGATATTACAGTTGGCGGAGCAGGTCGAGCTTTGGCAGACTATGAATTAGTTCTAACTGAGACTGGAGCCAAACCTATTTCTTCTATCGAAGTGGGAGATAAGGTGGCAGGGACCGATGGCAAGTTTTATGAAGTTCTGGGAGTTTACCCACAGAAAGGAAAACGTTTAATCTATCGAGTGCATTTTAGTAATGGATTTACAATTGATTGCGATGCAGATCATTTATGGACTGTATCTAGTAAGCCTTCTAGGAAGAGTAGTTGGCAAACTCTGACTTTAGCCGAACTATTGAATAAAGGAATATTTAGACAAGATAACGGTCGTAAGAGTAAAGGTTTAAGACCAAAATGGGCAGTGTCCAAGATAAAACCAGTACAGTTTCCTAAACGTGAAGTGAAGATAGACCCTTATACTTTGGGTGTAATTTTAGGAGACGGAGACAATCGAGGCAGAATTCATCTAAATACAGAAGACAGCGAACATATAATTAGCCAGTTGGCCTATAGTGTAGGAAAGCCCAGTTATAATTCTGCTAAAACTGCTGTTTCTTATACAGTTAAAGGCGTAAAGAAGTGGTTGAGGTTCTATGGTTTGGGAGATACGACCGCACCAGATAAATTCATTCCAGAGGACTATCTGTTTAATACGGTAGACGTTCGATTGGCTTTGCTGCGTGGGCTTATGGACACAGATGGTTACACCAGCGAAGGGCGAGTATTTTTATCTTCTTCATCCAGAAAGCTGATAGAGCAAGTAAAGTTTCTTGTGATTTCTCTTGGTGGTTGGGCGGGAACTATAACAGAGTACCCTGAAGGAGAAGGCGAAATTAAAGGCCGTACAATTCATAGAAAGAAGAATTATAGGTTATATTTTTCTCTGAGTGAAAACGTTTTCACTTTGCCTCGAAAGAAGGAAGCAGTAAAAGGTGGAAAACGTCCTACATGGTTTGTTTATATCAGAGGGATAGAATTGCTGGGCGAAGGTACTACTACCTGTATAAAAGTTTCTAGCCCCGACCATTTGTTTTTGTGTGCCAATCTTATTCCTACGCATAACACAGCTACAGGGTTGTCAATGCTTACAAACAACGCCACACGTGGAATCAAGGCTGTATTGAGAAATATAGATAAAGGGATTATTGAGCCAATTGTGAAACGGCAATATTATACCTTAATAAAAGAGGCGAATGTTACAGACATTCCTGATCTTAAAATCAGAACCAAAGGCTCTATTTCCTTGTCTGAAAGAGAAATGGAAGCTACAAGGGCCTTGGAATTTCTGCGAGTGGTTAGCAATCCTCTTGACCAAAATCTGGTTCCTTTAGAAGGCAGGCGTTACTTGCTTACTTCTGCTGCCAAAGCTACTGGATTTGACCCTGATAGGATATTTGGCTACGAAGCTGACTTACAACAAATGCTTCGCCCTCTAATTGAGGAAACGCAGGCTCAATTTGCTCAGCAACAAAGTCCTATAAATGTACCTCAGAATAAAGCGGTGCAGCTTGGTATGGGCGTTTCTAATTATGTAAATGAAAACGGGAGGGTAGCTATATGAGAGACGAATTTAAACGTTTAAAAGGAGCCAATCCTCAAGTATTTGAGGCGCTTAATAGTTATTTTAGGCGAGAACTGGATAATGTTTTATTGAAATTGCTGGCGTGCGAAGAGACCAACCGCCTCAATTTCTTACGTGGCGTAGGGAGCGCATATCTGAAAATTGTGAATGATATGCTTGATATGGAGGAAACTAAAACAAAAGTAAAAGTATAAATTTTGTGGAGGTGTAAAATGGAAGAATTTGTAAGACAAATTATAGCTGCGGTAGCCCCTTATTTCATTACGTTTGTGGTTACTATGGTAGGTTTGGTTCTTACTATGGTAACTGCTTGGCTTAAAAACAAGATCAAATCTGAGAAGGCGGACAACGCTATTAGCATGGTTGAAGACGCTGTTTATGATGTTGTCCAGCATATGGAGCAGACTGTCCGTCCTATGCTTTCTGATGGGAAGCTTAGTGACCAGGAACGCCAACTAATTAAAACCAAAGCTTTGAAAAGGCTGAAAGAGAATTTAAGCCCACAGGTTGTAAAAGCTTTGCAGATGGTTACTGGGGATATGGAAAAATACCTGGAAACCAAGATGGAAGCTACTATTCATCGTCTTAAAAGGAGGGAGTCGCTGTGAAACGTAAACTCGTATTAGTATTATTGTTATTGGTAATGGCTGCTTGTGTTACTACTCCTGCCAATCCCAAGACAGCTTACCTTCAAGCTCGTATTGAGTTTAATACCCTGCTTCGCCAGTATCTTTCTTACTACAACCAAGCTACTGCTGAAGTACAGGCCGAGTGGAAAGAAAAAGTCGATTCCTTATTTAAAGAGGCAGGGAATGTTTTGGATTTGTGGGGCGCTTCTTTGAAGCAAGGGCAGCCAGGGATAGAACAGCAACAACGTTATTTGGAGCTAAAAAATAAACTACTGGATGCCTTAATTCCTGTATTAGGAGGTTCTTCATGAAAGAAAATACTCTTCTTCTGATTAAACTTTTGTCGGACGTAGCGCTAACTGCTTTGGCTACTATTAAGCAAGTTGAATCAATGACTCCAGACCAAATTGATGCCGCTATTAAGAAAGCAGAATCTGTATCTGAGCTTTTGTTGGATGAACTGAATTCTCATTAGCTAAGTGAAAACGTTTTCATTTTTGGAGGCAATATGGATGGCAGTATACGAACTGTTGGGGCCGCTACTAAGTTTGTGTGGAAGCTTGATGGGGCTGGCCTATGTCTGGGGGAAAGTCAAACAAAATCTGGAAACACACGAACAAGAAATCAAACAGCTAAAAGGAGGGCTTTACAACCCTGACGGTACATTAGTTTATATGCCGAGGTCGGAATGTATGGAACAACATAACAGATGTGGAAATAGTGTTACAGTTCAGTTGGGCGAAGTTAAAGCAATGATTGCTGATTTACGTACAGAAATGCTTAATAACAATCGAAACCATAACCACGAGCTTCAAAAGCTAATGAAGTTTGTGGGGAGAGTTGAAGAGCATATTAGGGGGGTTAAAGACTAATTTATGCCCAAAGGTACTAAAGTAGAGCGGTGCTATACTAAGCTTCGCAGACAAGGAAAAAGCAAAGCCAGTGCTGCTAGAATTTGTCAAGCAGCTACGGGTTTGTCTTTAAAAACAGGCAAGCCTCCTAAATCCAAACGCAAAAGGAGACGAAAGAATGGCAAGAAGAAAAACACCTAAAGTGGGGGAAAAGGTCACTATCAGGGCTAAAGGCAAGAAACCTCTTTCCTTTACTAAAGGGAAACTTCATCGTCTTTTGGGAGTGCCTCAAGATAAGAAAATACCTCAGTCTAAAGTAAAGGCTGCATTGGCAGGGAAGTATGGCCCCGAAGCTAAAAAGGCTGCGGTCTTTGCATTTAAAGGCCCTCTTAAAAAAGGCAGGCAAACGGCGTCTAAGCGTAGGAGGAAATGAGATGGTTAACTGGGATGCCATACCTGACAAAGTATTTGTACGAGAAGAATTTGACGATCCCAAATACCCAGGTTCTGGCGATCTCATAGATTCTCATCTGATACATAAGTTAGTGGGGTTGCGTCTCTATACTAAGTGGCCCATGATTATTCATGGTAAAGTTGGGGGTGCAGTAGACGTAGACGGTAGCTGGGGCCATGCTCCCCATAGTTATCACAGAAAAGACATGGGATGCAAAGCAGTAGATTTTCATTTCATTACCGACGCTTCTCCTAGAGAGCAGGCTTATTATGTCTCGTTGTTTGCTTTTGGGGGGATAGGCTTTTATTTTGATTGGCATTGGAATGGTAAACTTCTGCCTATTGGTTTTCATGTGGATACTCGTCCAATTAAGCGGTTTCAAATGTGGAAGAGAGAACGTGGAAAGTATATTTATATGTTAAAGTGAGAAAACATAATAGAGATTTTATAAGGAATAACCTATGGGTGTTGGGATTGAGTGGATAGATCAAGTAAAGGGAAGAATAGGGATAATGCGATTGGGTAAGGATTTTAAGGCGTATGGTGATCCCTATGAAATGGCTTGTGTAGCACAAGAGCAAAGACCTGAAGAAGCTTATTTGTTGGGAGCGTATACAACTGATTTTACTTCCTTAGTAAGATTTAGAAGTCAGGTGCGGAAAGTTTTAAAAAATGAGGGATTTAAATTTGTGAGATGGAAAAGACACAGAAAAAACGGTCAATGGAAAGAGATAAGAAAAGAGCTTTAATTTTAGTATGGGAGGTAGGGAATGGCCCTCAAAACCAAGCACATATCAAAACGAGACAACGGCACTTTCATCATAACAGCAGAAGAAACTTCTCTTCAAATCGGAACAGACGAAAAGGGAAACCCGATCTATCAGACATTTACGGTGATCCATAATCCTAAAGATGGAGACACTGTCTTGCAAGAGAAGTTTGCCAAAGAAATTAAACGATACAAAGAAAGGCAAGAGACTATAAACACTATAAAGTCAAAGATAGATTCAGTGCTCGAGGAGATAGACTATAGCAAGATTTAGGAGGACAGAGGATGGCAAACGTTAGATGGGAAACACCTAGTAGTTGGGCTACAGCTTTAAGCTCAGAATTGGATAGCTTAGCCGACGAAGGGTTAGCATTAAGTAGTGAAATAAGCAATGACACAAACAGATATATGTTCATTGACCTTGAGTTAAACTTAGCATCAGTTGATTTACAAAGCTCAAGCAATCCTGTGATTCGTGTTTGGTTTTTACCCAAATTGAGTGACGGCACAAATTTTGAAGATGGCGAATCAAGTGTCGAACCTGCTCGGATGCCAGACGCAAACTTTCCTCTTAGAGAAATTAGTGGAGAACAACATGTTGTAGCGAGAAGTGTTTTGGCCCCTAACGGCAACTTTAAAATTTTAGTGAAGAATGAAACAGATGCTACATTGGCTTCCAATGGTAACACTTTAAAATACAAGATGTACGGACAAACGGTGTCGTAAAATGTTTCGCTTTGTCAGAAACCCAGACCCTCGAAAGAAACCGCCTTATGGCAGCAGGATTGATCCTACGCATCCTTTGGCGCAGGGATTGGTGGGATGTTGGTTGTTTAATGAGGGAGGGGGGAACAAAGTTTTTGATTTAGTAGAAGCAAAATCTCTGATAGGAAATAATGACTTTAATTGGAGCAATAATGTTTTAGATTCTGGAACGAATGGGTATCTTGAAAGTCAATCTTCAAAGTACAAAATATTGAATGATTTAACTGTCATTCTTTCTTTTAAGGCAATAGAAGCAACTGATGGGGGTTGTTTTTGTGCGATAGAAGGAAGTCCAGGAGAAACAGAAGATGAGAATAGTATTCTCTATCTCTACAATAATGGTGGCAATATTTACTACATTCATGAATATTCATCTGGGCAGAACCAATCAATAGATACTCAAATCAATTTATCGGAATTACAAACCAACATTTCTACTATTGTTTGCAAACGCAATGCTTCCGTTAAGGCGTTTAAAGCGTTTTTTAACAGAGAATTACGAACTAATATTAGTTACACTTATAATCCAACAAATACGGCAACAAACTTATATCTTTCTTTAAGTAGTCGAAGTAATGGTAACAATCAGATCCGTGCTTGTTGGGAAAAATGTTATATTTATAATTGTGTTCTAGAAGATAGTGAAGTGCTTCAACTCCACGCCGAACCCTACTCCTTCATCCTCGTCCCTCAATACTGGTACATGGTGGATCTTGGGGCGGTGGGAGGAGGTGAAATCGTTGTTTCCGATAGCGGGAGCGGTTCTGATTCTTTATCCCAAATTGCAGTATCTCTTGCTTTAAGCGATTCAGGTGCGGGGTCTGACTCTCTTCCCAGTCTCCAGGCATCATTTGGGCTTTCTGACCAAGGCACAGGCTCAGATTTTTTATCCCAACTTTTAGCTGCGTTAAGTATAGGCGATTCTGGTACTGGCGCAGATACTTTGTCCCCTATGTCGGTTTCTGCTTCTGTGTCTGATACTGGAGCAGCTTCTGATTCTATTTCGTCTTTGACTGTAACTCTTTCAGTTTCAGACACTGGAACAGGTACTGATGTTGTTTCAGTTCTAAAAGAGCTTCTTAAAACTATATATGATTCGGGCATTGCTTCCGACATAGTTTCTTCTATCGCTGTAAACGTAGCTATTCCTGATTCTGCATCGGGCCAGGATAATATACATAATGTGTCTGCAACTTTGATACTATCTGATACTGCCTCTGGTCTGGATGCGATAACAGTTTTAAAGGAACTTTTAAAGCAAGTTGCTGATAGTGGGCTAGGGACAGACAGTGTTTCGTTTTTGAATGTATCTTTTGCTATGTTTGATGCTGGTGAAGGCAACGATATTTTGTCTTCTATCTCTGCTAGAATCCCTATATCAGACCTTGGTTCTGCTATAGACGCAGTTTCTGTTCTGACAGAAATAGTTAAAAGCATATTTGAGTCTGGGCAAGGCACGGACACGCTTTCTTCTATTTCTGTAGATTTAGGCGTGGCAGATAACGCAGCCGGGGCGGACTCTATTGGAATAGAAGTAGCTCTAACTATTTCTGACGCCGCAACTTCAACAGAAGTTATAACAATAGCTAAGACTGCTTTAAAGGTAATAACTGATAGCGGAATAGGGGCGGATACATTAAGCGGTATTGTAGTCAACGTTCCAGTTAAGGATTATGGGCAAGGGCTGGACTTTATTGCGCAGATAACAGCAATACTGTCCATTTCTGATTTAGGAGTTGCTACTGATGTCGTTTTAAAATATGATACTGCTGTTAAGCTAGTTAGTATATCTTTTAGGCTTAGGAAACCAAATATTGAATTTGGGCTTAAAACTAATAAAATTGAATTTAAACTTTATACTTAGGAGGAGATCATGGTTACAGAAAGAGTCGGCCACAAAAGTAAGTGGGTAATAACTCGTTATCCTGATGAAGAAGCTTTTAAGAACAAGACTCCCAAACCAGTAATAGACGCTGAGGGTCGGGAGCTACCCGCAGTTTCGGTTGTAGAGGGCAATATTTTATTAAACGTAGGCATTGGCGAGATGTGGGACCTAATTTGCGGGTTAGGGTCTCCTACAGCCTATAATAACGCTAATGCTGAATTGGGGGTAGGTGATGGGACTACTGCTGCCGATGCCTCTCAAACAGATTTGCAGGGAACGAGCACTGCTTGGCAGTCAATGTCAACAGGCTATCCCCAACGCTCTGGTCAAACAGTGACTTTTAGGGCTGAGTTTGATGGAAGTACAGCTAATTTTAGTTGGCAGGAATTCGCTGTAAGAAATGGCGCTACTGCTAATGTATTGATGAACAGAAGAGTAGAAGATCAGGGAACAAAAGCTTCGGGCCAAGTATGGACTCTTGAGCTTCAAATAACCTTGTCGTAGAGGGCTTATGAAAAAAATAGTAAACGAAAATAGCACAGCCTATTTGTCTCTGACTTTTAAGAACAAAGAGGGGGAGGTAGAAAGCCCTCAGGCGGTGACCTATAACATTCATTGTTTGACTAATGATGTAGAGATAAGAGGAAATACTTCGGTGTCTCCAGGGCCTTCAATTGAAATTGTTTTATCTCCTACTGAGAATAGAATTATTGATGCTAATAATAAGTACGAACGGCGTGTAGTTACTGTTACAGCTACCTATGGGCCTGATGATGAAATAACTGGACAGTATGAATATAAGGTTTTGAATTTGAAATATATTTCATAGTATGGTAATAACTTATTAACCAACAGGAGGATTTATGCCAATACCAGAAGCAGTGAAAAAACAAGCAGAAAAAGCTAAGGAGTTGGAGAAAGAGCTTTTGAGTAAAACCAAAGGCGATGACGATAACCCTGAACCTTCTCCAGAACCTGAGCCGCAGCCTGAACCCGAACCAAAACCCGAACCTGAGCCAACTCCAGAGCCTTCTCCTGATGTATGGGAGCAGAGATATAAAACTCTGCAAGGCAAATACAATACTGAGATAGGTAGATTGCAAGAATCTTTGAGAACATTGCAGGCCGAAAATGAGTTTTTGAAGGGTAAGCTGGCTACGTTGGAAGAGATGGTACAATCTCAGCCACAACCGGCCCCGCCCGCTCCTTCTCAAGAAGACCCTCTTGCTGTTATTAAAGATACCCTTCCAGAAGTTTATGACGCTCTTATTAAATATACTTCTCAGTTTGTACGTAAAGACGAAATTCCGAACATAGAGGAAACAGTAAATAGTAAAGTTCAGCCTATTGTTCAGACTACGTTTAAGACTACTTTGACAAGTCTTGTGCCTGATTGGGAGATACTGAACACTGACCAGGATTTTATTGACTGGCTTCAGCGTCCAGCCCCCTATACAGACAAGACTTTGCACGAATTAATGCTAGAATATTTTAACCAGGGAGACGCACACAAAGTAGCTCAATTCTTTCTTGATTATAAGAAAGAAAAGCAAGCGTCTTCCCAACCTAGCCCGCCCTCGACAAGTGTTGCACCTCCGAGGAGACAGGCTGCCGTTTCTCAACCGCAAAGTCCCAGACCAATAAGGCGGGACGAAATCGTTCAGTTTTATAGGGACTCTGCATTAGGCAGATATTCTCCAGAACAAAAAGCTCAAATGGAAGCCGAGATTATGAAGGCTATCCGAGAAAATCGAGTAATCGACTAGGAGGTCAACCATGCCCGTTGCAAAAGTACCAGGATACCCTGATTATAATGCGACTAAAAACATTCCTGTAATCTTTGCAGGTAAAACCCTTGAAAAATTTTATGCAGCCAGTACGGTTGCGAACATTTCGTCTGTAGACTATGTAGGCGAAGTGCGTGAGCAAGGCGATACGGTATATATCAGGACCGTTCCGAACATTACGATCAAAGAGTATCGTAAAGGCCAAAAGCTTGAACTGGAATACCCTGAAAGCCCGTATGTTGAGTTTAGTATTAACAAAGCAAAATACTACAATTTTGCATTGGATGAGATCGACATCAAGCAGTTTGATCTCAAAATGATGGATAAGTATGCGGACGATGCCGCTGAACAGTTGAAGATAACCCAGGATACAGAAGTATTCGCCACAATTTATGCAGATGTGGACGATGCCAACCAGGGAAGCTCTGCTGGAGCCAGAACTGGGAAATTTAACCTGGGCGAAACTGGCTCTCCTATTACTCTGACAAAAGACAGTATCCTAGACTACATTGTCGATTGCGGAGTGGTTTTGGATGAGCAAAATAGGCCTTCTACTGATAGGTTTATGGTTATGCCTCCGCATATTGCAGGTATGATCAAGAAATCTGATCTAAGAAACGCCTCGATTACAGGGGATGGAAAATCTATCCTTCGTAGCGGTTATATCGGAGATATTGATAGGTTTCATATTTATATCTCTAACTTACTGCCCATCGTAGATGACGGCGGCTCTGATTGTACCTATATTTACTTTGGGCACAAATCGGCTTTGGTATTCGTTACCCAACTAACCAGAGAAGAAACCTATAGGCCACAAGACACGTTTGCGGAGGCCATGAAGGGTCTAGTCGTTTATGACTTTGACGTTATTCAACCTGCAAGTCTTGGCGTTCTGTACGCTCTAGTCTAATAAGGAGGTGTAACCAATGGCTGTAGTCAATGGACTTGGTGGTCATACCGCAGAAGTTCCCTTTAAGGGAGCAGGTGCGGCGTTTATATTGGAAAATACTATTGATTTAGACGCATTGAACGTAAGTAGCGGGGATACAGTGCAAGCCCTTCCTGTCAAAGAAGGAATGAGAATACCTATTGTTGAAACAGAAATTGTAACCCCTTCTGACGCTGCCACTTCAGCTACGGCTGATATTGGGGATGGCGATGATGCTGATGGGTTTGATGCTGCCGTGGACCTCAAAGCAAGTGCGGGTACTATAGTATGCACTGCTATAGGCACGGATGCTTATGGCGCATCTGGGAAACGCTATACAGGCTCAGACACCATTGATATTACCGTTACTTATTCTGGCGCTGTTACTGTAAAAGGTAAGGTAAAAATCCGAGCACTTGGATTTAAATTTGAATAGTCTGATTATAAGGGGGCCTTGTGCCCCCTTTGGTAATGGAGGGTGAAATGCGTTTACTGAAACAAGTAACTACTGGGCGTGTTTATGCCTACACTGAAGCTTTGGCCAAAAGGAAAGATATGGTGCTCTTAGAGCCAAAGAAGAAGGTTAAAAAAAGGATAAAAAAAGACAAAGAACCTGTGGATTTGATAGGACCAGAAGGCGATGAACAGAAGTGAGCTTGTCCAAAGAGTAAGGCAGCTTTTGTTTGACACAGAAGTTCCTTACTTGTGGGAAGACCCTGATCTCGAATTTTATTACTATCTTTCTGTAAGGGAGATGTGCCGCCGCACTCTCCTTTACAGGGAGACCTTTGATCCTATTCTTTCTGTAGCAAATCAGTATTTGTATAACTATCCTGATAGGCTATTGTTGCCTCTGAGCATTACTTATAATGGAAATGATTTGACTAAAGTCGATTATGACAGAATAAAATCTGTAAGAGGTACTGTGGGGACAGTCAAATATTATTGTTTGGATTATGCCCCGAAACAAATTGTCTTACATATGACCCCCGAAGAAGATGATAAAGAGATTGTTATCTACGGGGCGGCTGTTCCTGATTCTTCTCATATTCAAACAGCTATTCCTGATGAATATACTGATTACTTGCTTTATGGGATGTTAATGTTTGCTTTTCAAAAAGCTGATTCAGAAACAGTTAGTCCTTTTGCATCCAAATACGAGACTCTTTGGAATGCGTACATCGAAAAGATTAACAGAGAATTAGATAGGAACAAGTATGTTCCAACATCACAAACTTACACACATCCTGGGTTGCTGTGAAACCTATATTTCAGACAGAATTGTTTTTAGGAGAGATACGAACTCCTCCTAAGTTTGTAGCGGTGTCTAAAAAGACTCCGCTTCCCCTCTTGATTAACGGCTTACCTACCGATTCGGGTTCTCTTAAAACTCAAGCATTAACTGGATTAGAATTTATCGGAGAAGCGCACCCTCCCCCATTGTCTATTCAATTTACTTCTTTAGGGAGAGAGTGGAGGGCAGAAGGTAATAGGCTTTATTACAGTCCTCCTTTTACTTCTCTTCGTATTGATGGCGGCGAACATTATGAGGACGATTCAATTCGACCTATTACTTTTAAACAACTAATTACTGCTGTGAGCGTAAGTCCTTCGTCTGTAGTATGTAAATGGGCGGTGTACATTTCTACTACAGAAGCTGTTTATGTGATAAGATTTCAGGGAACAAAACCAGTCATACAAAAAGTAGTTAGTGCTCCTGCGCTTGGGTCGATAGGAGTAGGAGTTTTGGCTCGGCCTGCATCAGATGAACTTCCTTCTGGAACTCAAATTGTAGTTATTCCTACTCATAAAGGAATATTCCTGGCTACAGAAACAGGATTATTGCCTTTAACTGAGTCTCACCCAAATGCATTGGAGCATTTTGACTATGTACATATCGCTTTAGTATCAAATGATTATGGCCAGTATTTAGTGTTTTTAGATGCGTTAAAGAAGTGAAAACGTTTTCATTTTTGGAGGTAAGTAAATGGGAAATGTAAAGATTTCAACTGGTTTAGCAAAAGCTTTGGCGGTTGGGGATAATCTCAAAAGTTTATTAACTGATTGTGTTTTACAGATATTTAGCGGGTCTGTGCCCAATTCTGCTGATGATGCAGAAACGGGAACTTTGCTAGTTACGATTACTACAGATGGCAATAGCTGGTCTGCTAGTGAAAAGCAAGTGTTCTCTTTTAGTGTAACTGCTGTAGGCGATAACGGGGACACTCTTACCGTAACTATCAGTCCTGTAAATCCTTCAGGTAGTAACGAGGTTATCCAATATACTAAATCTGCGTCCGAAACCACGGTTAATGAAGTAGCCAAAGCAGTAGTTGATTTGATCAATTCTAATTCTGATCTTACCAGGGCCGTAGTAGGCTCTAACGGAGAAGTCATTTTGCAATCCAGATATGCAGGGGATAGTTTTTCTGTAACTGCTGTGGGGAGTGGAAGTTTGACTGTAAGTGCAGTATTCGAACTGGTTGCTAATGTAAGAGGCAATGGTCTCCATTTCGAATCTCCGCAAAACATAGACGCTGGCGTTCTACAAAAGACTGATGAGACGTGGAAAGGAACTGTAGCAGCGTCGGGCACAGCTTCTTATTTTAGACTGAAGTCTAATGGTGACGCTGGAGGACAGGATAGTTCTGGTGAGTACAAAAGAGTGCAAGGCACAGTAGGTACTTTATCTGACTCGCCATTGCAATTGTCTGGAAGCTCGACATTAACCCAGGATACTACAATAACCATAGGGTCTTTTTCTATACAGGTTCCCTTGGCTAATGTTTAAAAAGATTTTATTAGGTTCTAGCGCATACCAATATCTGCCTTTAGCTAGGCGTTTGTGGAATAAAATGCCCGAAGGTAAAAAGTCTTATAGGTTTCCTGGGGTGTATATCGACCTAGCTAAAGGTGCGGCAAATTATGTCCGTATACGAGCAGACGAAATCAAAAGAGACGCTATTTGTTTATATGCTACTTATACCTACAATATCTGGGGCGAATATTCTGTGTCTATCTGGCGAGTAGATATGCGAGGTAATTTGGATATATTGACAATACCAGGTAAAAGCATAACTACTCTTGTAGGAATGGTTACAGATATTAAATGCGGTAGATTCAACCACGACAATCCGTCAGAATTTATTTTGTGTATCCAAGACACGCCTCCTTCTCCTACTACAGTTAATTATGTGCCTGGTAAATACAGACCTTGTTTAACAGACAGCGAAAGCAAAGCTAATCAAAGGTTTTTTAAAATATCCGTTGATTTTGATTCTATGCGTATTACTTGTGATTTAATAAAAACTATTCAGTATTATAATTATTATCGTCAATCTGATCTATCTTCGGATTGTAACGTTTATTATCTGCCTGGGTCTTGGGAACTTAGGTGGCACTACCAAAGAGGCTCTGGTATTGAAGAGTATTTTAAAGACTCTATTTTAGATATGTTTGTAGACAATAGTGGTATTCGAAGGTTGTTGGAAGCAACTAAATATAAATATACGTGGAAACCTTGTGGTTTGTGGAATATGGATACGCAATCCAGCCCTCCTCCAGAATCTAAAAGAGGGCACGAAACTATATTTACTAGGGTTTATTTTGAAGGTGGGGATGACGGTTTTGTATTAGAAGATACAGATAGAGAAAAATACACATATAAGGTCTTTACTGGGACTCAGTATAAATTTGGAGAAAAATTTATTGAATCTAGTAATTATTTAGTTGATGTTGTTGGTTGCAAGATTATTAATTCCCAAGATTTTATTTATGCCAAAAACGATGCAAATGACAAAGCCCATGTAGAAATCGGGGCAACTGGGCATGGAAAATTTGTTGAATTAATTATTCCCTATGTTCCTGCTTTAGGAACTAGATCAGGAAACAGGCCAATTTATCCGAGTATAACTCTATTAAAAGATCGGGGTATTTCTACTACTATTAACGCTCGATTTATTGAAACTTTTTCGTGGGGGCGCAATGATTTTTCTTCCTATACTCTTTGGATTGGCAGTTATGCTGACCCCTTGAAAGGAAATAGTTCTATTTTCGAGAACAATAATACTTTTTTAACAGGATTTCCTAATCCTTTTAAAGAAGATCAATATCTTGGAGTGTGGTATAGCGATGCTCCTGATTTTGGATATGGCGGGTTAGGCTGGTCTTATCCTCCTATTTGGGATGGGTTTTTCACGTTACCTTTTTCTAGTTGGGACGGAGATTTAAAAGGCTGGCAAGATGTTAAGCCTGTTGAAATAAAAGATTATGCGCTTTCGTTGCCTAATCATTATTTCAATAATTTTATTATCATTCCTAAAATACTTTTTAGAGGTTTTTACATTAAAGGAGCAGAAGTGTTTGCTGATTATGGGGCCGATATTTTATTAGATGTAACTATTATCCAAACGAAGAATGATGAAATTTATGTAAATGGTGATGAAAAAACAAAATCTGTAGATAAAAACAGACTAAAACTAAAATAGGAGGAGAATTATGGCTCTTAGGTTTTCTACTGGCTTAAAGAACATTTTGTTGGGATTAACCAGGGATTCGGTTGAGAATGGAAGTTTTACAGCCGATACCAGTGGTTGGAGTGCGATAGACGCAACTTTGGCTTCTGTGTCTGGCGGGCAGGATGGTAATTGTTTGCAGATAACTAATAATACTTCTGCAAAAGGATATGCTTACCAGGCCCAGCAGGTTAAAAATGGGCATAGATACATGCTTGAGTTGTACCATAAAAACGGTACTGGGCAAGGCTTTGTCAAAGTGGGAACTTCTGCAAACGATGGTACGTTTATCGACCAAGCTGCTCTGGACGATTCTGATTGGACTAAATACTATTTCCTAATAGAGAGCAATGTACAAGGGAGTATTTATGTAACTTTGGGCGTGGATGACGCCACTTCAGGGCATACCACTCTTTTTGATGAAGTCAAATTTACCTGGGAAGCTTCTTCTATTAAGGAAGTCTTTAAGAATTCCAAGCTTATTATGTACACAGGTTCTCAACCTGCAAGTGCTGACGATGCTCCTATTGGCACTAAGTTAGTTGAAATTACTAAAAATGGTTCTGGCAACTTTGACTTGGTTTTTGATGAAGCAGAAGACGGTTCTATCAATAAAGTTCCCGCAGATAATTGGAGTGGCCAGGCTGTAGCTTCTGGAACTGCTGGTTGGTTTAGATTGATAGTTAACGGAGATAGTGAAGTATACAATACGGACGACCCCCGTATAGACGGGGCAATTGGTACTGCTAATGCGGAATTAGTAATGGCTGATACTAATATAACTGTGGATTCTGTTCAGACCATCTCTGTCTTCAGATTAAGTGTTTCTGTCTAAGGAGAAATCATGCCTCTTGTTGATCCTGTAACTTTTTCAGTTCAGAAATATTCTTCTCCGTCTAACAATCAAGGAGTATATTATAAAGACGGAGACGGTATTTTTGGTATTTCATCTGGGGACGGTATTATATGGATATCTAAAACAGATGAAGTAGGCAATAAGTTATGGGACGCTCCCGTTTTAGCTCCTGGGGCAAATTACTATGGGGGTGTAGTTCTTGTTACAGATGATAGAATATATTTTCGAGACAGATCAAGCTCTCCTCAAAGAATAGTTTGGATTCCATATACATCTAATCCTATTCCAGATTATCCTCCTTTGACTACTGTTATTTCTTATGGTCCAGGTGCGCAAGATTTGCATGGGAGCAATAATGCTTGGTGGTGTGGTACTTTATACGGTACTCAATATATTTTTCATTGTGACAGAGGCGCTCATCGTATTGTCGTTACTGATTTAGACGGTAATTATATTGGAGAGTTTGGAACATATGGTTCTGGTTTAGGAGAATTGAATAGTCCTATTCAGGTGTGCGTTATTTATCCTGATATGGTAGGGGTAGTAGAGTACGGAAATAGGCGTGTGTCTTTTTGGGAAATTAAAAGTTGGTCTCCTTTTGTGGCTCAAATGGTAGTTGGTGGTGTAGAATCTTCCCAACTTATAAGCGAAGATTATTATCCTATTGGCGTTGCTGCTTGGAAAGATACTCAGTTGTATGTTATGGAGTACAAACCTAGTTATCTGGCGAGCATTTATGTGACAGAATTCAAAATAAACTCGGATTTATCGACTACAAAACAAGGAAGTTATTATTATAGTCATGATTCAAATACTGCTCTTTGTGCGTGGGCTGGTACATCCAAATTAGTTACTTCTTATAAAAGTAAAGAATGTAGAGTCTATGGTCTTCGTGTTATTGATAGTGGTCTTTCTGAAACTATGACTTTTGATATATACGCCATGATTTCTGGTGTGGGCGTAGATATTAATTTTGATTTAATCTCTGGGTCGCCTCAAGCTTTAATGGATGCACCATTTGAAATAGATGCAGAGGCCAGAACTCAAATCAATGAATTTGATGAAAATTTCTTTTTTTCTCTTACAGCGAAAGCTGGCCCGTATAATATGATTTCTGAGTTTGGTTTTGATCTTGTTGCTGGAGAACACGGAATACGACAATCTTTTGGTTTTGAGTTATTTGCAGGACAAAATCATTTAGAAGATGCTTTTGGTTTTGAGCTTTATACTGAAACTTCAACAATAGAATTTTCTACCGTAGAAAGCTCTTTTGGATTTGAGCTTTTAGCAGGCGCTCCTTGTAGTGGCGGGTTGTCTCTGGAATTAGAAACTTTAGAATTACACAGCAAAGCTGCCGCTGACATTATAGGAACATGTCAGTTCTTACTTGAGTCTTTAGTAGTCGAAGCTTATGAAGGTCCGACGAGCGAATTAGTTCTTCCTGCTTTGGAAGTAGAAGCGTCTATTTCTGTACCTTCTACAGGGGTATCTCAACTGATATTGCCAGAGCTATCTGTGGTTGCTTCGGCATCTGTGCCTTCTGTAGCTTCTATGGTTTTAGAACTTGAAGGTTTGAGTGCCGAAGGACAAGCACTTATTCATGGACAGTTGAATGGAGCCGTAGTTCTTCCTTCTCTAGTTACCCAAGGAATTATGTCGATGGGAGCAGCTTCTGCTCAGATTTCGGCAGTTGTAAACAATTTAAAGGTAAATAGTTGGGGGGCAGTAGTACCGTCTATTACGGGTGCTTTGGTACTTCCTTCTTTGGCGGTATCATCGTCTCAAAGTATACAGCTTTATAGTATTTCTGAACTTTACGATGGCAATTCTCTAATACATATACCAGGTGCAGATTATTACCAAATTGATTTGAGTTCTTTTTCTGATTTGGAAGAAAATTTATTTGATGTCCAGGGCCTAGCAATAAACCTTGGCACTAAGGCAGTCACAAAATTAGGACATCCTGCTACGTATAATGTCATTGATCTTGGTTATCTCGATGTTCATAAAGTAGCAGTGATGGATTATTTGATTGTATATTTGTATGGAGATATGTCTACTGAGGAGGACTCGGTTGGGCAGCTTGTCATAGGAGACTATTCATATGAAATAAAACGCTGGGTTACTAATGGGGAATGGAGAGTTGTAATAGGTAAAGGGCTGACCAAGCAGTCGTTCAGAGGCCCTAGCGTTAGGTATCAACGAATTTTGTTACAGTTAAAAGATGGTTTTGAACTTAAAGGCATTACTATTTTAGCTACTCCAAATCCACGGAGACTGCGTTAAATGGATGTTAGTGATCTTTTAGGATTTTATTCAGATGCTACTGATTTAATTACTCAAGTAAGCGAAGAAGTATCTAGCTTTGCTGCGACGGCTAGTGACATAATTAATTTCAATTTCAGTATTCCAGAGCTTTCCAGTGCTCCTGCGGAGTTATCTAATTATCCTGATCCTTTAATTGATCTCTCGACTCTTCCTAGATTAAGTTGGGATTATCCTAATATACCTTTGTCTCCTGAAGATTATAAATCTGCGATAACTGATTTACGCCATGTTGTAGATCGTTTGCTAGATGCTTTTCAAAATATTGTACCTGACTTGGGTCAGCTAAGTTTAACTTCTTTGCCAGATGTTCCTGTTACGGATATTAATTTGGAATACCCTTCTCTTACCTTAGATACTAAAGATATTCCTTCTTTGCCCAATGTTCCTAGTTTAAATCTTCCTACTATCCCAAGTGTTGAGGATGTATCGACTAAAACTAAGACTTATTCTGTTGAAGATATAACTGGTTACTTCGAATCTTTGGCAGACTATATTGCACAAATCAGACAGCTTTTGCAGGACCAGCCGATAGAGGTTGATACTGATTTTCCTAATGATGCAGAAATAGCTACTGCTAAAAAGACTTTGAATGATTGGTTGTTGCATGATTACATTCCTACTCTTGCTAAAATGGATAGCATAGATTTAGCTGGTCTTGTCGATGTAGTAGAAGGTACAAGTATCGAAGGCTATAGATATTACATACTTCCAGACGGTTTTGTTAAAGCCGTTATGGATTTTGCAGAGAATATAAACGGTCTGGACCTTCCACGCAAAGAGCCTATTTCTTATTTAGACTCACTAAGAATGAGTGAAGAAATAGAACAACTTTTGGGAGAAACTGCTGATAGAGGGTTTAATGAGGATGTAATCGACGAAGGAGCGGCTTATGATATTACCCTTCACCGAATCAAAACACAGCTTGAACTTACTGAGAAAAAAGGGAAAGTATTATCCTCTTATACAGATCAGATGTGGAAAGCCATTGATAGAAAGCCTAAGCTTTATAATCAGCTATCTACTTGGCTTCTTGTATCTTATTATTCTCTCGTGGACAACATTGCAAAGCTTTATCAAGTCAAAATTAAGACTATTCAGGAGAGGATAGATTTAGTCGATAAGGCTGTTAAAGCAAATCAAACTCGACTACGAGTTCTAATTTCATCTTCATTAAATCTTTTTATTAATATCGAAACTCGAATTCGTAATTTAACGTCTAAATTAAAAGCTCAAACGTTAGAAGCTCAGAGCGAGGTATTAGCGACACAAGCCGAAGCATTGGAAAGCCAAGCTATCGCAAAGAAAATTGCAGAATACGTTCAGAAGATAAAGCTAGCAGAAACTGCTTTTAAGGAAGTACAGACTAGGCTTAGGTTGTATGAAGTCAAAGCTGGAGTGCTTAGTAGTCAACTTCAATTTGAAATCTTAAAAAATAATCAGATTATTTTAGAAAACCAGAACGAGGTGCTATCCACGTTAACACAATTTATAGATTATGATAAGTTATCAGAGCAATATAGATTATTGGCTAATCTACAAGAAAGTAAGCTTTCTGTGTTTAGCGATTATGTTTCTTACTTAACTACCGTAGTAGAAAAACTAACTCAGACTCCAGACGTAGTTAAACTAAGAGGAGAATTAAAAAATCTTAAAGCTCAAATAAGTAAGTTTCTTATCCAAAGAGAAGGTAAAGATCAAATGATGAGCACCTGGCAGTCTTCTTTAACAGATCGTTGGGCTGTTGATTCCTACGAATATAAAAAATTAATGCAAAAAATAGTTTATGATGCAGAAGCTTCTGTTGTTTTCTCAGAGAGTCTTTTGGCTGATATGATTGCTAGAAATTCTGGAAATTTTGATGTTTTAGGTAATTTTTACTCTGAAAAAGCGGCAGGAGCTTTGTCTGCTGCCCATACTGTTGTAAGTTTAACTAATAAGATTTTGGAAGAGTAAAATGAGCTACGATGTAACTGAACTTATTTCAGAGAGACTAGACGCAATTAATAGCGGGATAAATTATACCCTAAATACTATTACAAATGTTATTAATGGGTTTCTATCTAGAGGTGTGTTGGAAATTGACCCTGCTTTTGTTGAAGATTTGCATCTTCATACTTATCCTATTCCTATTTTATCAAAGGGCGTAGGTGCGTCCGACATACAGCTAATTCCTACTGATTTAAAATTTCCTGATCATTCTGCTGAAGATTTTGATTTAAATACACTCATTTCTGAATTTGATTCTATACTTACAGAAATAGGCCAGAACATTGCTCCTCCTACAATTGATTCTGTTTCTCAAAATCTGCATTCTATTTCTGCCCCACGTATTCCAGATAATTTAGATTCTATAGAATCTCCTTCTTTGGATACTGTTAAACTCCCTACTTTACCAGTATTTGACAAAATTTCTGTTCCCTATCCAGAATCAGTTACTACGAATTTCACACCTTCGGATGTAACTTCGCTAACATTTGTTGAAACTCAACATTTATTTGAAGAGTTTGACTCTATTTTACAAGAGGAATTGCAGTTTTCCACATACGTTCATAGTTTGATAAAAGATAGGCGCCTTAGAGTTGGAGAGTTGGTAGAGTTTTATGGCAGAATTTTAAACGCTCTTAAGGCTACTAATCCTCTTCAAAGAACTAGGGGAGTTATTGATGAAATCAATCAAATTGTAGATGAGGGTGAAGAGAAATTCATCAAACCTATTTATGATAGGTATACTACTTTTGTCTCTGAGGATATTAAAAATAAATTAGAAAATTTATATTCCCAAGCTAAAACTTTGAGTGAAGGGCAATTACAAGAAAAATTTTATAGTGAAAACGTTTTCACTGATCGAGATAAAGAAGACGAAATAGAGGTTTTAAAGCTTCAACTTAAAGAAGATTTGGACAAACATGAAGCTGCTTATATGGACATTTGTATCCAACTCTGGAATCTTACTCTTTCTTATGTTCTTGTTTATGTAAATAAGTTATTGATAGAGTTTCAGCAAAGAATTGAATATGAGAGGGTTTTGGCAGAACTTCATGCTAACTTAGGCAAAGCAATTTTTCAGTATTATAATTTGTACGATTCTTTACTTCAGGCGGGAAATGTTCAGTTAGATAATTTTAAAGCTATTTTGAGCAAAGCTGATACAGAGTTGAATAAACTTCAATCTATATTAGAAAAAAACAATGCTTATATCGAAGCATACGCCGCTCAGATTACTGGGCTTCAGACTTTAGTAGACAAGTACGATACTGATAGGAAAAATTACCAGGCACAACTTACTGAGAGGTCTTCAAGAGTAGACTTAGCTAAAACTGTGTATCAAAACAACCAGGCTAAGGTTGATTTGTATCAAAGAGCCGTAGGCTTGGTTAATAAGTTGTACAGATTAAGACAAGAGAAAATAAGAGATATTCTCAATAGGACTAAAGCTAAAGTAGGTGCAGCTAAAGCCCAGCAGAGTTTAGATGTAGCAGGCTCTAAAAGCCTAGAAGAAATTTACAATATTTATGGGGATATATTAGAAACAGATGTGAGCAGATATAATGCCGAATATAACAATGTTCTCAAAGATAATTTAATGGGTTACAAAACTACAGTCCGTTTGAACGCAGAACGAGCTAATTTGTTGAAGCAAGCTTATTCAGTATTTCTTCAGAAAGTGATGCAGGAGAACCGCTATCTTCTAACAACTACTAGACTGGTCAATAGCACTGTAAATAAAATTGCTATGGAAGGAATCAGGCCCCTGTCTTCTATGTCGGCTGGGTTGCTGAGCGCTATTGATGCTGTTGTCAATGGCTTATATGAATTTGTTGCAGAGGGATAAAATGCCTCGTTATTATGATCCAAACAAACCTGTAAAAATAAACAAAAAATTAGTTGAACAGGAAGCTCTCCAAACTCCGTGGATAGACCCTATTGACTTATTGACTTTTGGCACAGGACGAAGTGTGTTATCCAAGTTAGGGTCCAAAGGAGTTGGGGGAATATTAGGAGCACTATCCACTAAAGGAGCTACAAAGATGGGATTAATTAACAAAGCCATTGATTTAGGTGGGAAGGCATTAAAAAAAGGATGGCCTATATTAGCAGGCTATGCTTTAGGCTCAATGGGTGGGGGAAACAAAGATAAAAAAGAAGCTCTGCCCTCTATAGAAAAGCCCGTTCTTACTAAAGAACAATTCCAAGGATTTGTTAATCAAATTAACAGTATTCTGGGCGGGAACATTCCTATTAATCCTTATTCTGCCCAAGCTGCTAAGATGGCTAATAATGCTATTCCTATGCTACAACGTGCTTACGCTCCTCTTATAGAGTCTGGCAAAGAAGCATCGTCAGCCTTGACTGAGTTAGCATCTAAAATACCTTTAACCTCTGTACAAGGACCTAGTTATTATGACACCGCATTGTTAAAAAACATGGGTGCTCAGATTTCCGAGCTTTTAGCTCAATCTCAACCCCCTGACCTTAGTTTTAAATCTTTATTGAGAGCCAAATATGCAAGACGAGCGCTGCAAACAGCTTTACCTGCCTATGCTAGTTTAGTTAGCAGCGGGCGCCAAGCTATTACTCCGTCTTCTGTTGTACCTAATTTAATAACTGCTGCTTATGAGGCTCAAATGCGCCCGCATTTTAATATGCTATCGGCACTTCCAGGACTTTTAACAGGGGCGCAAACTACACTACGTCAAGTTGGTGCAGGCCAACAAGCAAAAGCTGCTATGCTACTTAATACGTTGTTAGGCGGCCAAACTAAAATGGACACTGCTACCTTGACCGCATTAGCTAAATTGGGAGCATTGGACCCCGCAATCAAAGATTTGATACTCCAGAATTACGTTCAACAATAAGGAGAGAAGTAGATGCCTGAAAACAATGCTCTTGCTGAATTAATAGCTAGAAAATTATTAGGCCTCCCTCTTCAGGGAGATTTAGGTTTGCCTTCAGAGACCGAGGCGATTCCGCAACAACAACCTGTAACAACTCCACCTGCGGCCCTCCCTACTGGGACCAGCTTAGTTCAGGTTCCGCAAGCACCCACAATGAGACAGATTACTGCTCAAGAAGAATCTTGGCCTGGGGTAGTAGCTAAGTCTATTGGAAGTGGCCTTACCCAAGTTGCTACAGGAGCGTTGGGTACTGCTTCGGGTATATTGGAAAACTTAGGAGCTAATACTCAAGAACTCCAGCACATGGCAAACGAAGTTAATCAGTATCTGGCCCCCAAAGTAGGGAAGAGCAGGGCCAAATCCTGGGTATCAGGGATTATTCAATCTACTATAAATTCCCTGGCTCAGTATGTAATTTCTAAGAGGCTTGGTATACCTTTATTGCCTATGTTTGGGGCAACAAGCGGAGGGCAGAAATACCTCCAAGTAAGACAGCAAGGATACACTCCTGGGCAAGCACTAAAAGCAGCAGTACCTACTGGAATATCTGAAGCTGTTACCGAGAAGATACCTTTTGAAGCTGTATTTAAAGATGTAGGGAAACCCATAGTTCGTCGTCTACTAAAGCTGTACGGTGGGGAGCTATTAGGGGAAAATATCAATACTATCACAGAAAATATTGTTGATCAGGTAGTCTTAAATCAACCTAAAACAATGGACGATTATGTCCGAGACTTGGTTGATACCACTGTCATTACTTTAGGGCAGACCAGTTTGACTGGATTGCCAGGCATAGCTTTACAAACACGGTTACAAAAGCAAGAGAAAGTAAGTCCAGATAAATTAATTGACGAAGCTCTTAAATCAGCGGAGCAACAGCCTACTCCAGAGGCTGCTGGCGATACGGCACTGGCTGTATTGCCTCTAGTAATAACTTCGCTAAGCAAGTCTAAGATAGACGCTAACGACTATGCAGGTTGGGCTAAACAAGCTGCTCTGGCCTATGAGAAAATAGCTAAAGCTATCCCTGATGAAGATACATTAGTCAAACAGACCCTTAGCGACACTGTCAAAGCTTTTAAGCTTATAGCAAGTGGCAGAAAGCTAAAGGATGAGGAATTGCCTATTTTGTCCCATGCTAGTGCTGAGGTTGCAGAATGGCCCGATGATATACCAGGCAAACAAGCCCTGCTAAAAGCTATTGATACAGCAATCAAGACTAATGAATTTCCTAAACCTGCTACTGCTGTTCCTGAGTCTAACTTACTTACTCTTGGGTTTAAGGCTTCTGAGCAAAAGAAGCTTAGTGCCGAAGACAAGGAGAAGATTCTAAAGAACAAGATTAGCAGAAAAGATGTGGTTCTCAAAAGGGACGGTACAGTAGTTTATAAAAAGGAAAAAGCTGTTGGTGAGGAGTTAATCCCCAAAGAAACAACGCCTGCTCCCACTAAGGAAAAGAAGAAAGCGCTGCCTATAGAAGAGGGAATGAAAAAGACTGTAGATGTCTATAAGAATTTGGGATACAGCGCTAAAGACATTTCATCTCTAGCTCCTGAAGAACTAGCTAGAATAAAGAAAGAAAAGATTCCTCGGAAACAGGTAGATATTAAAGAAGGCAAAATTGTACCTAAATCAGTAGAGAAAGTTTCTGCTAAGGAAGTAAAACCTACAAAAGAGCTAATTCCTAAAGAGGAAAAGCCTCAACAGGCAATTGATATTACCAAATTATCTCAGACGCCTAAGTCTAAAATCGGTGATTTAGTAACCATTGATGAAAATGCAAAAGAACTCGTATCTGTAAAAGGCAATAAAGTAACTGTTCATCCTGATTTCTTTAAGAAGAGGAAAGTAACTCGTGCAAAGCTTCTACAAGAAGCTATTCAACAAAAACCAGAACAAGCTCCGCCTCAGAAACAAAAAGTACCTCCTCCTAAATTTACAGATACGCAAAAGCGGTCGCTTAAAAAACTGGGGTACAGCGATAAGCAAATAAAAAGAATGAAAGCGGAAGCCGCTAAGGAAATCTTGTCTAAGAAGATCAAAGCCGATTTTGTTAGTGTAAAACAAGATGGAACTATAAAAGTATTTAAAGAGAGTAACGAAGTAGAAGCGGCTCTGAAAAAGAAAGCCAAGGTTCTCAAGAAGAAGCCTAAAGCCGTATCCTTGCCTGAATTTCCAAAGATGAAAAAAGGGAAAGAGTCCCCTGAATTAGCAGCTAAAGTGTATAAAATAAACTACGATGGCCAATGGCCCGAAGGCTCTATGATGGGCAAACTTAGTGGTGCATACTCCTTTACTTTGACTGGAAAGACTCATCCTGTTTTTGAGAAAAAGGGCGGGGCAACTACTATAGTTGTGCCTAAAGGAGAACTCCACAAACTGCCTGAAATCATCAAACAAAAAGTTAAGGAATACGAAGCAGAGACGGGGCTGTCTGCTCCTGAGCTTATTCCAGGACATCCTGTTAAATCAGAGGCCAAGAATTTAGAACAAGCTCCCTCTAAAAAGATGAGGTTGTTTAAAGTAAATATGAAAGCCCTTAAACGAGTGAAAGCTTCTCCCACTATTGAGGATAAAATAAGTGCTGCTTATTTTAGATTTCAACCTACATGGGAAAAGTTTACAGGGAAAGGGCGGTATTTAATGCCCAATCTTGGCAGGACCAAGCTCGTACAAAAAGAAGCCAAGGCCAGAGGCGTTCAAGATAAAGACTTGTTTAGGCTTGACTATTTGCTAAGCGCCAAAGAATGGTTAGCTGGAACCAATTTCAAAGAACAGATTAAAAAAGGACTAATTACCGAAAAAGAAGCTCAAGCCAGAATTAGGTTTTTCGATAAGTTCGGTGAAAACGTTTTCAGATTTAAGTCCGAGCTAACGTCTGGTCTAACGGATATGTTTCGTAAATGGGCGGAAGGAGAGCCTTATCGGTTAGACCCTGACGAACCTGATTCTCCTCATATTAACAACATAATTAAAGAAGCACAGGGAACTCCCAAAGAGAAAATTGCTCCTCGTTATACTCTAAAGGAGTTGCTACATCCACCAAAAGACAAGGCAGAAGATATATCCAACCATCTGGCATATAGCTTAGCCTACACCATAATGGATCGCTACATCAGGTTGGCTAAGAGCATAGGAGAGTCTGCATTAGAAACTTTGTTGGATAACATGCTAACGTATGGCCTGGTCCATTACGAAATGGCCCTTGAAGACGAAGATTCCTTTTTCTTCAACGAAATGGCCCCTACTGAACTGTCCGACGAACAAATTCAGCAGCTTCTAAAAAATACCACCTTTGACAAAATTGCGGACTACTTGGAGAATTTCCACTTCTTCTATCTAAAGAATAACATGGGGCTTCATAAGCTGGACACCATTCTAGGACTGTCCGCAGGGTTAATGAAATATACAATGGACCTAATAAGGTCTGAAGAATATTTTGAATCCAATGATGCGGGACGGCTAGTAAGGAATGAAGTAAAGAATGTAGTTTTTCCTGCTATTCAGCGAATTATCCAGGCTGCCGATAGGCTAATGGTAGTAAGTCGAGACATTAAACATATTGTCGGCATCAAAGGCATTATGAAAAAGCTGGAGCGCATGATAATAGCATATCAGAATAAGGAGATAGACAACCCTGACAAGTATATCCGCACGTTAGAGCCTTATTGGAGAAAAGTAATCCTTCCTTACCTGAGCCGTAACGAAAGAGCCTTAGCTGAAAAAATAGGCAGTGAAGAATTTTATGCTTCTAAGAAAGAAGGTCTGGCAGAAAAGATGCTGGACAATCTGGTCAGTCGAATAGATGCGCACGGCGCCAGTGCTAACGGATTTAAAAAGCTGATTACTCAGCCCAATGCAAATGCCTACCAAGGGTTATTATATCTAGCCAAACACGCTCAATCGGCCCATGTGCGCTATATGGCTAGCATGTTGAGCGATCTAGGGTACGCTGCAAGGGCGCTACCTGATGTAGAGATGAGAATAGCACGCACGCCACGCTCATCTAGGGCGATATTTAACCCCAGGGGGCCTAAAGTCGGGGCTATTTCTATCAGACCAGGACTATCTTCTTCTGAGATGGAAGCATGTTTCTTGCACGAAGTAGTCCATGCCCTTACTTATTATAGACTGTCTATTAATAAAGAAGCGAATAGGCAAATCAAAGACTTGATGAAGGAAGTCAGAAAGCACCTGTCCAGCGCTGAAAAGAAAGTAGCAGACCTTCTACTTGAAACTGTAAGATCAAAGACTGAAGTTGATTGGAAAGAAATAAATAGAATTGTCACTGGAGACGAATCTTTCAGGAAACACTTTGATGAATTTGGGGAACATTGGTATGGATTACTTTATGCTTTTTCGGACCCTCATGAGTTTACGGCATATGCTATGTCTGACCCCTCTGCATACTTATTCCTTAACAGTATCGAAATTGAAACAGAACCTAAAAAATCTCTGTGGGACAAAGTAGTTAATTTTGTAGCTGATTTATTAGGAATAGGCAAAGAGAAAGCTGCTCTGTGGACAGAGTCTGTCAAAGGTGTATTGAATATTATTAAACAAAGTCATCTGAGGGAAGTCGCAGAGCTTAAATCTATACGAGGTGAACCCCGATTCTCCGATTATCTGAAAAAACAAATAATGGGGGAAGCGCCTGCTGAAGAAGCTCTAAAAGATTTCCAAGTCAAACAATTTGATGGCGAACTTGCTCAGTTTGCTCCTTCTTTGAATGACTATGATTATGAGCACCTAAAAGGTTTTGCTAAACAAATCTTAAAGCAGTCGCCGAAGGCTGCTCCCAAGCTTGCAGATATAGGAAAAGTTCGTAAGGCAGTGGGGCTACCGTTGTGGACTTCTCTTATACATCCAGAATTTGCTCCTTTATTCAAACACGTAGTTAAAGCTATGGAAGAGAAGAACTTTTCCCTCCATAATATTTTGGAATCGGGAGATATATACTTCTCCCAACTCAATAATGAGGAGAAGGAAGCAGTCAATGCCGCTGTTAAAATAAGTGACGCTCTTAATATCAAGTTCAGTAAAAAAGAACTTGCTGAATTTCCTACTACTGTCAAAAAGCTTAAACAACTTTTTAATCAGCTTTTCTTGTACAGAAATGCTCCTGCCGCTATACGGCAACAGCTTTTGGAACAATCTGAATTTGATTTGCCCAAAGAGTATTCGCAACCAGAATATATTAAGCGGTTTAAGTATTTTTTTGATTATGCTTTGCCCAGCCTTAAAGTTAAAAAGATTTTCGGTACTGCTGCCGACGGGTATTACAATTACCGAGAGGTAACTAACAAGACAGCGGAGCATATTTCTGACAAGCTTTTAACTCTTATCATTGATACTGTCATAAAAGACCCTATGGCAGCTAATACGGTATTTACCCTAATAAAGCATCCTAAACTAAAAGAGCAGTTGTCCAAAGAAAGTATGGCTATCTATAGGCCGTTAATAGAAGAAATAGAAAATCATTCTTTGTTCAAAAAATATGAAAAGATTAGGGAGTTGATAGATAAGCTAGATTTTTACAGCCCTCGATACAGGGATCAGGACGCTGCTGAAATGATAGTAGCTTTCGATAAAGAAGCGTTTAAAGCCTCTTTTTCAAAACATATCGCTCAAACTGGAAGCAGAGCCAAAGCTTTGGAGAAGGTCTATAATGATCTCTCCCAGCAAAACAAAGTATATCTGAGAGAGCATGTCAGGCGCATAGACCCTGATATGCACAAAAAGATAGATAGAGCCAAAAAAGTATTTGGTAAAGAAAACGTAGTGCTGTTGCTCCCTAATTACAAATTGGCAGAAAGCGTTTATGGGGATATTACCGAAGGCAATGTAGGTTCTTTCCTGGAAACTTTGGCTAATAAGACTAAAACTGCTCAAGCCAACCCCGAAACTTTGAGCAATATTCTTAATGAGATTTCTAATATCATTGAAGAAGAACTTTTAGCTAGAAGTAGGGCGGGGCAAAAGTTCTTACATAGAAATCCTTATTTGATTTTAGGTTATCATTTGGACAAAACTACTGAAGAAACGTTTAACTATGTCAACAACGCTGCTAACTATATGGCTCGTATTGATGCTTTGGTTAATGGGCTGCCTCTGCTAAACAGGATTGACTCTAAACAACAGCCAAAATTG